TGCTTCCTGATGTATCTTGATTTTCTTTTTTGGACTATTTTGTGGTATTCTAATTGTGAATAAAGTTTGTTATTGTATTTGATCTGGATGTTGATTACTTTCCAGCCCATTGATGTCGTTTCTCCGATCCTGTAAGGTACTACGGTGTTTCTGATCCTTTGTATTATGTCGCCGTTTCTCTTCTGGTATGTTACCTGTATCATTCTGCCCCACCCCCTTTGGTAGCGCTGTATTATATCACAATTCTTGCAAATTATCTATCAAAAAATAAAAAAGGAGTATTTATGAAAGTTAAATCAAATAAAATAAAAAAACTAGAAAATGATCGCTATTCTATCTTGACTTCTGATCTGGATGTTTGTTTTGTCTGTGGTCGCTGTCGGGATCATCTGCACGAAGTCTTTTTCGGGAATAACCGAATTAATTCTATGAAGTACGGCTGCGTTGTACCTCTTTGTGAGCGCTGCCACTCGTTTGTCCATTCCCATAGGGGTTTAGACTTGGAACTAAAAAAGAAAGCCCAGAGGGCGTTTCTTGACGTCTATGGATGTGATGTCGATTCCTTTGTTGATATCTTTCGAATAAATTATTTATAAAAGCTGGATTAATCTCCAGCTTTCTTTTTGATTATGATCTTTCCTTTCTCTGCTATCATCTCTAGGTCGTCGTCTTCTTTTATTCCGGATTCCTCTAGCAGCTGCTTCGCTACTGTGATCTTGTAGCAGTTTACTTTGGCTTCTCCTGTTGCTGTGAAGTATTTTTGTTTTACTAATTTCATTCTGTTTCCTCCTCCTCGTCTTCTGGATTAATTTCGTCTATGTCGTATGTATGAATTGCTCCGTAAGTGTAGCCGTTGTCGTTGCTTATGTAGATTGGTGTTCCCTCGTCGTATTGGCTTAGGATGTCTATCAAATCTCCAGCTGTTACTGTGTACCCACATTGGTCTGGGCTGTATCCTGTTCTGTGTGCTTCTATTGTTATCATCATTTTATTTTTCCTCCATTCCTAATTCTTTTTTTACGTATTGTAATGTTCCTAAATTATCAAGTAGTTCTTGTTCTTTTCTTTGAGTTTCCTCTAGCTGGTCTTTGATGTCGTATTCGAATCTTTCTAGTAAATAATTAAGATTGTAATTTTTATCTTTTTCTCCGTTTTTGATTAGGCTTAGAATTGTTAGTAATTCGTTTCTGATTTCGTTCATTTTATTTCATCTCCCTTATTCTTATGTCTTGGTGTACTGTGTTTTCTATCATGTAGCTTGCTTCGTATCCTACTGGATTTAAGATTCCATTTAGTTCCTGTAGTGCTTCTTCCTGTGGTGCTGATCCCATGTCGAATCCTCTAATTATAAAATCGTCTAATTCTCCACCCCAGCCCTCTAGGTTTCCTGAGGCATATCTCTGGTGGAATACTCCAAGCCCCCATTCTGGCTTTTTGTAGTGTCCCTCTTCGAACCCTGCTTTGCTCCAATTGTCTATTAATTCCATCATTTGGCTTCTCATTAATTTTTCCATTTTTTGATCCTCCTATTTATATGAGTTTTCTATTATTGCTCTGATGTCTTTCTCTGTGTCGTATGGTTTTAGTTTTATCTCTCTTCCTGTTCTCCAATTCTTTATGATTATTTCGTATGCGTTCTTTTGAATTGTTTCGATGTCTAGCCATTCCTCTTCGATTATTATCTTGTCTGCTAGTTCTCTTTTTTTGTTTAGTAATTCTATCATTTTTATTCCTCCCCATCTAGGATCTTGATTGCTTCTCTTAGTGTGTTTTGCTTTTCGTTTAATCCTCTTATTGTTTGATTGCATTCCCTGATTTCGTTTTTGTATTGTTCTTTGTAGTCTTCTGCTATCTCTTCTTTATCTAGCATTTCGTATATGTCGTCGATGTGTTCTAGTATAAATCCTTTTTGGTCTTCAATTGCTCCTATCATTATTTTTAGTTCTTCCATTTTTTAATCTCCTCTTTCTTTTTTTATTGTACTTAGATTATAAATCATATTAACCATATTGTCAATACTAATTTGTAATTTTTTTCAAAAAAAAAGAACGGGATTTCTCCCGTCTTTTATACCTCTTTTAGATATTTGGCTTTGATTAGGCTATCGTATCCTGATATGTGGATCATTGCGCTGTCGCTTGTGATTGATTTTACTTCGTACGTCTTGTTGTTCTTTACGTAACTTTTCCCTCCTGTTAGGATTTGGTCTTTTGTTTTGTTTCCTTTCTTGTCGCATTCTATAAAATCGTTAGCTTTTATCCAGTCGTATGATTTTGCTTTCCCGTTCTTGTAATCTTTTACTGGGCATCCTGTTAATGTAACGGATCCGAATAAATTAGTCCCTAGTGGAACTTTTAAGATGTCGACTTTGAAAATTCCATCAAATTGAACTTTACTTCCTACGTGTAGGATTTGATCTACTTTCTCTTTTTTGCCTGTTCTCTTTCTTCTGAAGTAATGAACCCCACCCCTGTTGATCTGGATTACTCGGCATGGATTCGGATTTTGTGAGAAGTAGTAATTCTTGTTGTGGTCGAATATCGCAATGTGTGGGAATGTTTCCCAGATTGCTACGTCGCCCTGCTTTGGTGTCTTTACCTCGTCGAAGTATTTCCTCATCAATTTGATCTTTGGTTCCTTTAGCATGTTGCTTACCAATCCACAGCCTGATAGCACGCTTGCTGGTAATTTTAAAACCTCCGTGAAGTAGCGTTGTGCTAAATCCCAGCATTGGTATCCGTAGTAGCCGTCGTAGTCTGTGTATTTGCCGTTGTATTTTTTCTTGAATTCTTTGTATGTCATTCTTGATTACCTCTTTTCTTTTTTTCTTCTACTTCTGGTAGTCCTGCTACGCTTGTTAGGAAACTTAGCAGCGCTGCGTTTAGTGCTGTTAATAAAACCAGCTTGTAATCTATTTCTGTTATCATGATGTCTGCCGGTATTAAAGATACGCAGCATTGGCAGAAAGTTTTCGCTGCTCTTATCCCTGCGCATTTTAACCATAATTTAAAATTTTTACTCATGTTTCTCCTCCTAGATTATTTTAAAAGTCTTTACTTCTTTTACGATGTCCTGAACGAACGAGTTCCCCTTTAGCTTATAATAAAGTTGGCTTGATAGTTCTATTGCTTCTAGGTCGTATTTGTGGATTTCCCTCTTGTCTTTGCAGCTGTCGTATATCTGTAGGATGTCGTTTCGTAGCGAACATTTGACGCCCTCGATTAGCGCTAGTGCCATTTTGTAAAATCCTAAAAGCACCCCGACTAAGAATACGATCTGGATCCAGTAATCTTTTATGAAATGTAAAAGTGATGTCATTTTTCCCCCTCTTTTTTATGCTGTTCTTTTCCACATGTATACTGCGTAGTATGGTTGTACATTATTATGTGCTGCTCCACTACCTTTATCAAGTATTGGTGCTGCTCTTTGAGCGTCGTGGTCGTTTTCACTTGCAACTCCCCATCTTGCACTACCACTTGCGCAATTAGTTTTTGTATAAATATCGTGGTCGTGTTTAGGCATTTCTGCAACTGATAATGTATGATCAGCTTCACCTCCTGTTTCTCCTACAGGGAATGAAGTTGTTGCTCCTGTATATGTACCTCTACCTGTGTATGTGTTGGTTGTAATGGTAGGGTTGATTCCTCCTCCGGCTGCGACTAACACACGCCCTGTTGGCATTCTTTCCCATGCTCCTCCGAATAATGTATCTGGGCTTGTTTGATTTACGCTGATATAAATCGAACCCACAGGATAAATTAAATCTAAAATGTCAGATTTTGTTAGGACTTTTTTTCCTGACAATTCTATGCTTTCTGTTTGTTCTGGGAAGCAATCAACGCCTACTGATCTTTTCAATCTATCAAAATAAATAATCGGCATTCCTTTTCCTACTGTTAGATTGTAAGTCGTACTTCCTAGTCTGTCTGTGATTAAAACTTGAACGTCCCACTCGTATAAATTGTCCAGCGTTAGTGTCGTTGTTACGTTGTCGCTTAGGCTGGTGTATGATCCGTATGTCGAATCTGTTGTCTTCTTTGTCCTTACTTTTATGTCGATTGTATTATTTCCGTCTAAGCTGGAATAGTTCGCGTCTACCGTGATGTCTGTTTCGCTGTAGAAGTTGTTTTGTCTTTCTAGTGTGATGTTTGCTGTTGGAAGTGTCCAGTCTAATACTTCAAGTGGTAAGTCTTGGGATGTTGAATTCCCTCTGCTGTCTGTCAGTGTTACTGTGGCTGTGATGTTTCCACTTACGTCTATCGTTCCTACGTTTATTGTTCCTGTTGTTCCTGATATTGTTCCTGTGTAAATGTTCCCGTTGATGTTAACTGATAAACTCTGAAGCGTTGCGTCTTTTTTTGCTTCTGCATTTGTGATGTCAATTTGCAGCGTTGATTGGTTTCTTATTATTTGCTGGTTGTTTCCTGTGATTGCTATTGTATCTGGATTTGTGTCCAGATATGCTGCTGCGAATGTTGGATTCGCATTTGCTATGGTTAGCGTTCTTGCTAAGTAGCTTGTATAGTTCGTTCCTCCTAGCACCGTTCTTACGTAAAATCTTACGGTTGTTGATTTTGAATTCAAACAATTTAATCTTAGCCTTTGTCTTTCCTCTTCTGTTAAATTAAAAGTGTAGCTTGTTCCTGTTTTTGGTATATCTCTATAATATGCTAGTGCTGTTAGTGCGTCTGGCATGTAAATGCTTGCTTGTAAAGTTGTTACGTTGTTTCCTGCTGGATTTGAATAACTTATTTTTGGATTGTCTTCATCTGTAAAATTAGGGGCTGCTGTTACTGTTGCTTTTCTTGGTATCGAAGGTAGCGTTACCGTTGCGCTCATCGATTTATTAAAGTTCCAGTATTTGTTGTATGCTGTTGCGTTTAATGATACCGTTTGTGTTCCGTCTGTCTTATGTGTTACTGTCTTACTTCCTGATGTAATTACTTCGTTTTCAAATGTCCATGATCCTGATCCACTTACGGTGCTGGCGTAGGTACATGTGAATTTGTATCCTGCTCCGGCTATGCTGCTTCCTTTGGTGTAAGCACTTCTTAGTCTTGTTTGTACGTTCGTTGTATTATTCGCTATGCTTTGGCTTGAATACTTCGCTTCTAAATAAAAAGTGATTGTTGCTACTCCTGTACTGTAGCTGGCGCTTGCGTATGATTTCCAGCTTGTTGTTAATGTTGCCACTAGTTGTCACCTCCAAATACCGAAACTAATCCGATCCCGTCATTTACTAAAGTGTCGCCGTTGTAGATTTCTATCGGAATAAATCTCATCTTATTGCAAAGTGTAATCTCTTGTTCGATTACGGATTTTTTCATGTGAAACTCGTCTTTTGATACCCAGTAAATCTGGTTGTTGTTTTTATCGTATCCTGCAAATCCTACCGTGTTATTCATTAAGATGTAGGATCCGTCTACGCCGTACATCTTTAGTCCGTTCTTGTTTAGTTCTGCTATTAACGTGTTTGTTTCGTCGTATACCTCTAGCTGTCCGTTCTGATTTAGATTTGATCCAAGTTTCAAAGTTCCCCCTTTGATTAGGTCTGCTGTTAGATTGATTACGTTTATCTGGCTCATGTTTAGTACGTTGTCGATTGTCCACGCGCTGTTGAATGTTCCGTTAATTCCGGAATTGCTGAATCCAATCCCTCCGTTGTTTATCATGATTACGTTTGTCGCGTCTTCTTTTGGTAGTGTGTCTACGATCAGGATTTTATCTCCGTCGTAGATTACGTATGAATCGCTTAGTGCGTTCCAGATTTGATCTGTCGCCTGTTCTAATTCGTTATTAAGCGTCACTTGAATTGTGGATGTTGCTTCTTGGATTGCTGTTTCTGTTGTTGCTGTAATGTTTGATAATAAGTCGCCTAGCTCTGGTGTAAAGTTTCCGAATTCTATTTGTGTGTATTTTTCTAGCTGACAGTCGTATGTGTATGCGATTACGTTCGTTAATAAATCAATTCCTAGGTTCTCGTCTTGAACGTGGATTGTATCTCCGATGTCGCTTATTTTTTCCAAATTAGCAGATAGCGTGTAATTAACACTTGGCGTGCTGTGTGTGAATACGTAGCTGTTGGCTTGGTTTTCTAAGTCCTCCAGTAATGCTGCCATGTATGCTGCTTCGTCTGGATTGCCGTCTTCATCATGATAGTCCTCTTGTTCTATGTCCTGCTCGAATGATACCGTCTTTGTAAATGGGATGTCGTATTGAATTGTTGATTCAACGTAAACACTGGCGTCTGGATCTTCGGCATTTAAAAGTAACCCGTCTTTTCCTACTGGCATTAATTTCGTAACGACTTCATCCCAGTTGTATGTGGCTGTGATTTCCTTTAGGTTCTTTGCGTATCTAACTACTACGCCGTTGTCCTGTCCTATCTCCTCGAAGATTCCAATTGTCCAGTTGTTTCTGTATAGATGTCCTCCCCATCTTTCTGTTACTGTCTTGATTGCTTCGTATAAAGATTTTCTTACGCACCTGAAGCTTGCGATGTTTGCCACGTCTGATATTGTATTGAACGGGCTTGTATCACTTGTTGCATTGTTTAGGTGGTCTAGTGCGTCATTGCAATTCTTATCTACCACGTAGCTGTCTTCGATTAGATAATTAAGGCTGTCATAGAAGACGTGATTCGCTTTGATCTTGATTTTTGTTTTTGTCTTTTCTATGTTTGATATTCTAAACGCTTGGTCGCCCTGTGGCGTATTAGCTACTAGGATGTTTCCTGATACTAAAAACTGATTATAATCTATGTCGTTATAAAATAACGGCGTTTCTATATCTAAATAAAAAGCACCGTTATCTTCTTTCCTGATTGTTGCGCTTAGGCATTTGATTACTAAGTCCCCGTTGCTGGAATAGGTTCTGTCTGTGGCTCCAAATAATTTTATCATTATAACCACCTACTAATGTTTTTGATACTGGCTTCTGTTATTGATCCACTTAGGTTGATTGTGTTATTTCCTGCTGGTAATTTAAAATCGTCGTAGTCGCCTGTAACCAGCCTGTTTAGTAATTCTCCTGTATCTGGATCGTATGCCTCTAGCTTTTCTATGTCGATTTCTATCTTGTCTGTTTCGCTTAGGTCTATGCTGAATGATTGGGATCCGTTTAGGCTTACGCTTATCTCGTCTGATCCCTCAATTGTTATTATTGGTTTTGAATAGATGTTGCCTTTGTTTCGTACTGTGTTATCTCCTGCTGTTAATGTCTGGGCTGTTTCTCCTAGTTCGTATTTGAATGGTTGGCAGTGGATTGTTACTGAAGCTGTTTTGAATTTTATCAGGCTGTTGTAATCTATTTGATTTAAAGTCTGGAAGTTATAAAATTTATCAGGTTCATTTGAAAATGTTATCTTTCCCTCCTGATTAAAAAACGAAATTATTTCGTCTATGTCGTACGCTCCGAATAATCCAATTTCGAACGTCTTGTCGTATGCTGCGTATCCTAGTTTTGTGATTAGATCTCCATCCCTGCCATTGATGTCTTCTGTTATTGTTCTCATGGCTGGCTTGCTGATTGGTGGAAGTTCTTTGATTGCTAGTCC